GAAAATGCAATCCTTGACAAACTTGGAGAAAAGAGTATAAAATGGGAAGATCTTGGAATTAGTTATGATGACAAGACTAACAGAATAACTTATGAGGAAGTTATCTATGATACAAGACCTATACAAACAAAAAAGGTCCTTGGAGTTGAAGTGGGAACAGGAGCATCTGTCTGAAGGTAGATATACTCTTGAGATGGTCAGAATCGATGACAAAGTCAGAGAGATCATCACTAAAATAAAACTGGAAGAAGCAGTTATAGCCCACAAACAAAACACTATTGAAGGTGCAGCTCCACAAGTTTCAGTAGCTACTTAATAAAAAAGCTACATCGTTGAATAAATTCAATTCACATTACAGGCTCTCTTGCACTCTATTAAAATGTAGTATATAGTTTCTACACTATACAATTAATCAGAACGTAAACGAGTATAGTCGACGGCCTAGAGATTACGTTCGGAAACTAGGAGGATAATTATGGCAAACACTACATTTTCGGGACCGGTCCGATCGGAAGCGGGATTCCAACATGTAACTAAAAACACCACTACAGGTGCTTTTACAACTAACTACCTAAACGTTAAATTTGATTTCGTTGGTATGACTCACGCTGCAGTTTCTGCAGGTTCAGGAGTTGCTTTACCAGCTGATCAAGTTAGCACGGTAAACTTCACAGGAGCAGCAGCTTGCTCTATGAATTTACCAGCAGCTACAGTAGGAACAAGAGTAGCTTACGTTCAAAGAGTAGACACAACTGGAGGCACTAACACATTAACTATCAATGCAGATGGAACAGATGCATGGGTTACAGGTAGTTTAATCGAAACTAGAGCAGCTGATAATGTATCTTACGATACATCAACAGCAGGCGAAGGTCAGTTAGTTTTCACTGCAGCTAATGCAACTACAAACTTTTTTACAATAGGAAGTATCTTATACTTTTCTTGCACAGAAAAAGGTTTATGGCATATCGGCCTTGACTCAGCTAAAGATCCTTTAGCAGTTAAAGGTGCGTTCGCATTTGCAGCGTAATAAGTAATTAATGTGGGGCTTCGGCCCCACATCTTAATTTTAAGGAGAATAATATGGACTCAGATCAACATACGTTGAACAAAACAACCGGAGCTGCTTCAATTATAAGAAGTTCAAGAACTAGAGTTACTTCTATTCAAGGAAGAGGAGAAGCTGGTTCTGTTTTACTTTTACATGATACAGATGATGCAACTGCCGCGGCAAGTGGTAATTTAAAAGCTACTTATAAATTCGAAACAGAAGGATTAGAAGTTTATATACCTGGTTCTGGTATTTTGTTTAAAACTGGAGTTTGTGCAACATTAACACAAACTACTGGCACAGACGGAAGTGTTACCATGACAATTACGAGAGGATAGTAAATGGCTAATACTACTTCGGGAACAGCAACGTTCGATAAAACTTTTTCTATTGAAGAAATAATAGAAGACGCTTTTGAACGTATTGGATTAAATTCTGTAGCAGGTTATCAACTTAAATCTGCTAGAAGATCTCTTAATATCTTATTTCAAGAATGGGGTAATAGAGGTATCCATTATTGGGAAGTAGGTTCAACTAATCTAGATCTTATAGAAGGTCAAGCAGACTATAATTTTTTTAGATCTAGTGATGATGGAACGTCAGCAACAACTACAGATCCAGCAAGCGTATTTGGAATATCCGATGTTCTTGAAGCACAGTTAAGAAGTAATAGAACACAAACAACTCAATCAGATAGTCCAATGACTAAGGTAGACAGATCTACTTATGCAGGATTCTCTAATAAATTATCTAAAGGCACGCCTAATCAATATTGGGTAGAGAGATTTATAGATAAAGTTACAATACATATTTATCCAACACCAGATTCAACAAATGCATCTAAAGATATGCACTTCTTTTTTATAAAAAGAATACAAGATGTAGGAGATTATACAAATGCAACTGATGTACCATTTAGATTTGTGCCTTGCATGGTATCAGGACTTGCATATTATTTATCACAAAAATATCAACCACAACTTATTCAAGCTACAAAACTAGCTTATGAAGATGAGTTTGCAAGAGCATTAGCGGAGGATGGATCAGCTTCAAGTACACACATTACGCCTAAAGCTTATTATCCAGGAACATAATTATGGACGAAAAAAAATTTATGGAACTTGTAGCAGAACTCAGAGAAGCAGGTTTTAGTCAACAAGAGGCGATTGAAGAAGCTAGAAAAAGACTTGGAGAAAAAGATATGGCTAAAGGTGGTAGAGTAGACAAACCTCTAGGACCTGGTGGTGCTAAAAAGAAAAAACAAAAGAAAAAGAAAAAAAGTAAAAAATAATGGCAAAATACGCAACAGGAAAATACGCACGAGCAATATCAGATAGATCTGGTATGGAGTTTCCATATAAAGAAATGGTTAGAGAGTGGAATGGATCATTTGTTCATGTGTCTGAGTTTGAACCAAAACAACCACAATTAGAACCAAAACCTATGAATGGTGATTCGATATCTTTGCGTAATGTTAGACCGGATAGAACAGAAACTGCTGTCCCTAATATTTTACCTTTAAATGCTTTTACAACAACTTCTGGATCAACTACAATATCTGTAAATGAACCCGATCATGGTAGGTCAACTTCAGATACCGTTAGATTTAGAGATGTATTAAATGTTGGTGGAGTTGCAGCAGCCACAATAAATAATTCAAGTGGATACACAATAACTAAGGTAGATGATAATAATTATACCTTTGCAACTAGCACAACATCTAGTATAAGTGAATCAGGAGGAGGCGGATCTGCATCAGCAGGACCGGTAACAGTAAGCTCATGATAAATAAAATTTGGAATTGGATAAAAAATAAATTTACACCTGAAAAACAAGAACCTCATATAATGTTATATGATCCGCAACCTTGTAAAGGTCACAGAAGATTTAGAAACAATTGTGAAGAGTGTAGAAAGGTTTCAGGATAATGGCTGGATTAAGTGCATCAGGATTAAAAACACAAATAAGAAGTTATACTGAAACAGACTCTAATGTTTTAACAGATGCTGTTTTAGAAAATATAATATTAAATGCACAGTATAGAATTTTTAGAGATGTGCCGATTGATGCAGATAGAAAACAACAACTAGGTAATTTTGTTGCTGGACAAGAATCTATAAATGCTCCAGCAGGATGTTTGTTTATTAGAGGTATACAAGTTTATGATACTGCGGGATCTGAAATTACAGGAGCTAACAGATGGTTGGAAAAAAAAGATGTTACATATCTTCAAGAGTATCAAGATATTACAGGGACATCAGCAGCTCAAGGTCAACCTAAATATTATGCTATGTTTGGTGGTGCTACAGGAGAATCTGATACTACATCAGGAAGAATATTTGTAGCTCCTACGCCAAATACAACATACAGATTTAGAGTTCATTTTAATAAAATGCCTGATCTTTTAGAAAATAATGATACTAATTATATTAGTCTTAACTTTCCAAATGGGCTTTTATATTGTTGTTTATCAGAAGCATATGGCTTTTTAAAAGGTCCGATAGATATGTTGACTTTATATGAAAATAAATATAAACAAGAGGTACAGAAGTTTGCTAACGAACAAGTTGGTAGAAGACGAAGAGATGACTATACTGATGGCGCTGTTCGTATACCGGTAAATTCAGCAAACCCGTAGGAGAATAAATTATGGCAAATACATCGGCAATATGTTCGAGTTTTAAACAAGAACTTTTACAAGGTAAACACAATTTTGCATCATCAGGTGGTGACACTTTTAAAATTGCATTGTATGATAGTGATGCAACTTTAGGTGCTTCTACGACAGATTATTCAACATCAGAAGAAATTACAAATACATCAGGAACTGCGTACACAGCAGGCGGAGCAACTCTAACAAGAACAGGAGTTGGTTTGACTGGCACAACTGCTTTTACAGACTTTGGTGATGTAACTTACACATCAGCTTCTTTCACAGCAAATGCTGCATTAATATATAATACTACAACAGGAACAAGTTCAGGAACAACTGATGCTGTTTGTGCGATTGCATTTGGTGGAGATAAAACAGCAAGTAATGGAACTTTTAAAATTGAGTTTCCTGCAAACGACGCGACAGCAGCAATAATCAGATTAGCGTAGGAGGTCGACCATGTCGACAACTTCAGGATGGGGACGATTCACCTGGGGACAGGCTAATTGGAATCAATCTACAACTTTAAAAACAGGATGGGGTGCTCAAGCTTGGAGTGGTGAGGGTGGCTGGGGAGATCTTTCAGATCAAACTATTTCTTTAACAGGTGTATCTGCTTCTTTTAGTGTTGGTTCTGTAGATATTCCTGATGTAATAATTACACCACAAAGTCTTGAATTAACATTATCTCAAGGTGAAGGTTTTGTACCTGTAAGTATAGATACTTCATTATCAGCAACATTCTCAGTTGGTTCGTTAACAATAAACGATGTAACTTTTGGTTTACCTAGTTTTACTATAACAGGCGCTTTAGGAGTTCCTGTTGTAGCTGACATGACTGTTGGTTTAACAGGTCTTGATCTTACTTTATCTCAAGGCACAGCTTTTGCTCCAAATGAAACAGTAATAGTTTCTGGTCAAGAAATGACCTTAACTCAAGGGACTGCAGTTGGAAGTTCTTCACAAGAAGCTGATTTAACAGGTGTTGAAGCAACATTTACTTTAGGTTCAGTAGTTATACCAAATGATACAGTTTTAGTATCTGGACTTAATTTAACATTAAGTCAAGGTTTTGTAGCTCAAGAGGGTGATGCATTAATTCAACCTACTGCACTAACAATGACAGGTAGTGTTGGTGTTTTAGATCCTAATGATATGACATTAGGATTAACTGGAGTATCTGCTTCATTTAATATTGGCACAGTAACAATACCTCAAATCACAGTAGGATTGACTGGAGTATCCGCTTCATTTAATATTGGAGCTGTAGATATATTTGCTTACGGCGATGTTGACACTGGCTCAAATACGTCTTATAGTAATGTTTCAACGGGTTCGAACGACACATATTCGGATGTTGCAACTGGATCAAATACAAGTTATAGTGACGCTGCATAGGAGATAAAAATTTATGGCCTCAACATATACGCCTCTTGGTGTTGAACTTCAAGCAACTGGTGAAAATGCCGGTACATGGGGAACAAAAACTAATACTAATTTACAAATCATTGAGCAGATAGCTGGTGGTTTTACACAACAAGCTGTAACTGATGGTGCAGATACAGACCTTTCTGTTAGTGATGGATCAACTGGTGCAACTCTTGCACACAGAGTTATAGAATTTACAGGGTCTCTTACAGGATCAAGAAATGTTACAATACCTTTAGATGTTCAAAATTTTTATATTTTAAAAAATGCAACATCTGGTTCTCAAAACGTAGTATTTAAATATGACACTGGCACAGGAACTAGTGTTACTATAGCAAACGGAAAAACAGTTATTGCTTATGCAAGAGCAGATGACGGAACTAATCCAAATATTACAGAGGTTACTTTAGGAGCTGATGTTGTTGACGATACTTCACCACAATTAGGTGGTAACTTAGATACTAATTCTTTTATGATAGACTTTGATGATGCTCATGGTCTTAGAGATGAAAATGGAAATGAACAATTAATTTTTGAAACAACTGGCTCTGCAGTAAACCATATTGATGTAACAAATGCTGCAACAGGTTCAGGACCTCAAATAGGTGCAGTTGGAGATGATTCAAATATTAATTTAAAATTAAGACCAAAAGGAACTGGTGAAATAGAAGTTATGGGTGCAACAAACCCAGGTACCATTGTTCTTAATTGTGAATCTAATTCACACGGTATTAAACTTCAATCACCTCCACATAGCTCTGGACAGAGCTACACACTAAAATTTCCAACGGGAAATGTAACAGCAGATAGATTTTTAAAAGTAGCTAGTGTTACTGGTTCAGGTGCAACGGGTGTTGGTCAATTATCTTTTGCTGAAGTATCAGGTGGTACATCATGGCAAGCAGTAAAAACTTCTACATTTACAGCAGTAGCTGGTGAAGGTTATTTTATTAATACAACAGCTGGTGCAATAGAAATGGATTTACCTGCAGGTAATATTGGAGATGAAGTTTCCTTTATAGATTATGCAGGAACATTTGATACTAACGCATTAACAATCGATCAAAACGGTTCAGAAAAAATTGCAGGATCAACAGATCCTTTAACAGTATCAACAGAAAGAGCAGCGAATACTTTAGTTTATGTAGATAGCACACAAGGTTGGCTCTTAAAGAATAATTAAGGAGATACATGGCTGCTTATAAAGATCTAATAGGGCAGAAGATTACTAAAGTAACTTCTAACCCTGGTGAACCAAAAACAGGTCAGATGTGGTATAACTCCACTGATGGTAAGCTTAGAGGTTTAGGTATTATTGAAGCATTTTCTAGTAGTTCTTCACTAAGCACTGTTAGAGGAGAAACTGGTTCCGCACAAGCAGGAACACAAACAGCTGCTTTAGCTGCAGGTGGTCAAGACGCTGCACCTTCAGTAACGGGTATTACAGAGGAATATAATGGATCAGGTTGGTCTTCAGGTGGAACCATGTCAACTGCAAGAATGAGTGCTGCAGGTGGAGGAACTCAAACTGCAGCATATGTTGCAGCAGGTCAGTTTCCAAATAAAAATAACACAGAAGAATATGATGGTTCTTCTTGGACATCTGGTGGGGCTTATCCAGGAACATTTCATAGTGTAGCTGGTATGGGAACCCAAACAGCTGGATTGGCTTGTGGAGGTAGAACTCCAGCTCCTGCTGTTACAAATGTATCAGCAGAATACGATGGTTCTTCTTGGACTGTAGGTAATAGTATAAATACAGCTAGACAAAATATGGGAGGCACAGGTCCTCAAACAGCTGGAATTATTTTTGGAGGCAGAACTGGACCTACTGATAATCCAACAGACACGGAAGTTTATGATGGAACATCTTGGAGTGAAACATCAAATTTAAATACTGGAAGAAATAATTCTGGATCATCTGGAATTAGTTCAAGTTCTGCATTTGTTGCAGGCGGAGCTACTCAACCACCAACAACTGCAAATTCGGCTGCAGAACAATGGGATGGTACTTCTTGGACTACATCTCCTGCAACTTTAGCCACTGCAAGATATGGTATAAGAGGAACTGGAACAACAAGTGCAGGTGTATTTTATGGCGGATATGAACCTAGTCTTTCTGCTAAAACAGAAGAATTTAATAAATCAATAAACACAATAACCGCTGCAGCATGGGCAGCTGGTGGAAATTTACCAGCAGCTGTATATAATAACACGGGTGGGGGAATTCAAACAGCCTCTATATCAACAGGAGGAGATAGTGCTGCTTCACCTCCTATAACAACTAATACAGCAACAAATGAGTATGATGGTTCTTCTTGGTCATCTGGAGGAGCTTTACCAGCAGCTAGAACACAAATGGGTTCTTTTGGAACACAGACTGCAAATGTAGCTTCTGGAGGTGTTGCAAGTCCTAGTCCAGGAGCCACACAATCAACATCTTATGAATACGATGGTTCCTCTTGGACTTCTGGAGGTACAATGAATACTGGTCGAGAATCTCATGGTGGTTCTGGAATTTTGACATCAGGTCTTATATGTGGAGGAGCCACTAGCCCGCCTAGCACACCAAAAAATTCTACAGAAGAATATGATGGCACTTCTTGGACTAACGGTAATAATTTAAATACAAGTAGAAGAGGAAATAGAAATTTTGGAACACAAACTGCCTCTGTTACAGTAGGAGGTTCTACTCCAAGTTACTCAACAGCTGTAGAAGAATATGATGGAACTAATTGGACAAGTGTAAATGCAATACCTCAAGCAACGGCTTGGGGAGGAACGGCAGGTATTTTAACATCTGGATTATTTTTTGGTGGAGTATTAGGACCTGGAACTAGAACAGCTGTAACAAGTGGGTATGATGGAACAAACTGGTCAACAAGACCAAGTATGAGTACAGCTAGAAACTCATTAAGTTCTGCAAATGCAACTACATCTACACAAGGAGCTGGATTGGCTGCTGGAGGATATACAGGTACTGCTACATCTAATGCAACAGAAGAATTTACAGGAGAAACAGAAACAGCTAATATAGCAGATTTTACAACGAGTTAATTATGACAACATATAGAAGAATACATGGACGATCAATTCAGGCAGTAACAACTGATCCAACAGAATCAGTTGCTGAAGGTCAAGTTTGGTACAACACAACTAGTGATACTTTTAAAAGTGTTGTTGCTCTTGCAGCATGGTCAAGTAGTTCACCTTTAGCTACCGCTCGATATGGTGCGGGAGGAGCTGGAATTCAAACTGCTGGATTATGTATAGGTGGTAATATTGGACCAGGTGATGTTAGAACAACTGCAGTCGAAGAATATAATGGATCAGGTTGGGCTACAGGTGGAGCGTTACCAACTGCTACAAGATCTCTAGCAGCGGCAGGAACTCAAACAGCTGCATTTTCAGCTGGTGGGTATGAAACAGCCAACACAGCTGAAGCATATATTTATGATGGATCAAGTTGGACTGCAATTCCTGCTCTTAACACAGCAAGACGAAGCGTGAACAATATGGGATCAGGCACAACAACTGCCGCTTTAGTTGCTGGTGGTTATGTTGAGCCTCCTTATTCAGCTGACTCAGAGGAGTATAATGGTTCATCTTGGTCAGAAGGAAATAATTTAAACACTGCAAGATCTACTGGTGGATCGGCAGGAACTCAAACTGCTACTATATTAGCAGGTGGAACTACAGGATCTAATTCTGCTAAAGCAGAACAATATGATGGCACTTCTTGGACAGAAGGTCCAAATATAAATACAGCAAGACAAGGAGTAGGAGCAGCAGGAACTCAAACATCTGCAATAATTGTAGCTGGAAGATCTCCTGATAAAGATGCTACCGAAGAATGGGACGGAACCTCATGGACTACTTCGCCAGCAACATTAGCAACTGCAAGATATGATGTGTCTCCAGCAACCTCTGGTACATCTTCAACTTGGATGGTAGCTGGAGGGTATGGTCCATCTTCAATTAGAAATTTAACAGAAGAATATAACAAATCAGCAAACGTCATTACAGGTGCAGCATGGGCTAGTGGTGGTGCTCTGCCAACAGGAACAAGTTTTTTAGGAGATGCAGGAACACAAACAGCAGCCCTTGGTTTTGGAGGAACAGCCAGCGGAACTGTCTCTTCATCTTATGAATACGATGGATCAAACTGGACAGCAACTCCTTCACTTAATACTGCTAGAACTCAATTAAGTGGGGCAGGAATATCAACAGCAGCTCTTGCTTTTGGTAGTCCAAACACTACAGAATCTTGGAATGGATCAAGTTGGACTAGTGTTAATAGTATGAATACTGCAAGAAAAGGAACTGCAGGATCGGGAACTCAACCTGCAGCGTTAGTTTTTGGTGGACAATTAGATTCTTCTCCTTTTGCATCTTTAGATGCTACTGAGGAATGGGACGGAACTAATTGGACAGCTGGTGGTGCATTATCTCAATCAAGATTAGGATTAGCAGGTTTTGGAACTCAAACAGCAAGTTTAGCAGCTGCTGGACAGGCATACCCTGCTCCTGGAACACAGTCTATTGTTGAATCTTACAATGGCTCTTCTTGGACATCTGCTCCAAGTTTAGCGAACGCAAGAAGAAATAGACCAGGTGGCGCAGGAACTACCACAGCCGCATTAGTTTTTGCAGGTATAATTGATCCAGGTGAATCATTTTCAGGAGCAACTGAAGGATATGATGGAACCTCATGGTCTACAAGGCCAAGTCTAGCAACTGCAAGAACTGCAGTTGGAAGTGCCTCACCAGGAACAGCTTGTTTAGCTTTTGGTGGTGAAACACCCGCAGCGTATCAAACAGTAACAGAAGAATTTACTGGTGAAACAACATCAGTTAATGTTAAGACTTTAACTCAGAGTTAATCTATGATAAACAAACTTAAAAAGGAGGACTAAACTATGGCACACTTTATATATGGAGTAGCTGAAAACACTGGCAAAGGATTTTTTACTGCAGAAGACAGAAGAAAATTCTTCCTTAGAGGTTATCCTGCAAACGTCTGGATGGTTGGTAACACCGTTGATGGCGCTATGTGGTTAGCTGAAAAAGGAGCTCGTGAACAGACAAAAGCAGAAGCACAAGCTTTGATTGACGCTGAAATACAAGCGAATCAAGCTGCGTGGGATGCTTTGCCTGATGAAGAAAAAGCACCAGCTAATCCGATGAATACAAGACCAGTTGATGTAATATTGCCATAAGAATATTTTAAATGGCAACTTACGAAGAAATATATGGTAAGAGAGTAAAAGATTTTGACTCTGACCCCACACTAGAATCTAGTTATGAGGGACAGGTTTGGTACGACAAATCTACAGGTGTTTTAAAATCTGTTGTTTCTTTTCAAGCATGGTCTAGTAGCTCTCCTTTAGCTACTGCTAGAAAAAGTTTAGCAGGTTTTGGAACTCAAACAGCTGCAGTGGCAGTTGGAGGGGATGAGCCCCCTTTTTCAAATAAAACTGAAGAATATAATGGAACAGGATGGACTTCATCAACAAACTATCCTTTATCAATATACCATAATGTTGGATGTGGAACAGAAACAGCAGGATTAGTTTGTGGAGGAAATAAAACACCAGGTCCTGCATACACAGATGTTACAAACGAATATAATGGATCAAGTTGGACATCAGGAGGTAGTTTAGCTCAAGGACCACTAGGTATTCATGCAGTATTTGGAACACAAACAGCTGCAGTGCAAGCAAGTGGATATGGAAGACCACCAAATCCAGCAGCAAATACTTCTACAGCTGAAGAATATAATGGAACTTCTTGGACAGCTACCAACGCAGTAAATACTGCTAGAAGAGCACATTCAGGTGGTGGAGTTCAAACTGCAGGTATTATTTCAGGTGGTTTTGATGGATCAAATAGATTAGCAAATTCAGAAGAATATAATGGTACTTCTTTTTCAGAGGGAAATGATATTAACACAGCAAGAACTGGTTACACTCAATCTGGAGGAACTACAGAATCTAATTCTTGGATATGTGGTGGAACAGCAACACCAGGAAAATCAAATGCAACAGAATATTATGATGGTACAAGTTGGACTACTCAACCTGCAACACTAGCAGCTGCAAGAAGTTCTGGAGGAGCTGGAGGTATTCAAAATACAGCCGTAGTTTTTGGTGGAGAAAACCCTTCAATTACTAGTGATACAGAGGAATTAAATTTTTCAGTTAATACAGTCACTGCAGCAGCATGGGCAGCTGGAGGAAGCATTTCTACAGTAAGAACAAATGTTGGAAGCACATCTGAGGGTTCACAAACTGCAGCAATGGTTTGGGGTGGTAGAACAGGTCCACCACCATCAGGACCTTACACAAGTAATAAATCAGATACATATGATGGAACAAGTTTTACGGTTGCACCAAATTTAAACACTGCAGCAAGAAACAGAAGTGGTGGTGGAACAACCACTGCCGCGTGGTGTACAGGAGGACAAACACCTCCAAAATTAAACGCGACAGAAGAATACGATGGTTCTTCTTGGACAAGTGTAACCAATGCTCCTATAGTTTTAGTAGGTTCAGGAACAGGTGTTCAAACTGCAGGACTTATTGCAGGTATTGTATCACAATCACCTCCAACAGGTTCTGATGCTTTTCCAGGAGGATCTTTAGAATATGATGGAACAAATTGGGCAGCAGGTGGAAGTCCATCAGCAGATAGACATGGTGGAGGATGCTCTGGAACACAAACTGCAGGAACATTAATAAGTGGACAGTCAGCTCCTTATGGTTCTAGAGTTACAACTATTGAAGAATACGATGGTTCATCTTGGACTTCAGGTGGAAGCGCTGTAATTGGAGTAACTGAAATAGAAGCTGGAGCTAGAGGTCCACAGACTGCAACACTAATAACAGGTGGAAATGTAAATCCTCCTGCAGCAGGAATAACAACTTGTTCAAATTATGATGGAACTGCAACTGCAACAACAGCAAGCATGGGTTCAGGAAGAAGAGGACATGGGTCTGATGGTGGACAAACATCAGGTTTGGTCATGACAGGTCAATCAGCTGGACCACCTGTAAATAATAACCCTAATTATACTGCTAATGCTGAGGAACTAACAGCAGAAACAACAGCAGTTACAGCTTCAACATTGACAACTAGTTAATAAAGTATATATTAGTCTACGAAAGGAAACATATGACAGAGAAAAGAAATATACATGCGTTAATTGAAAAAGAGGCACCTAGCCTAAATAATTTATTAGATCCAGAAGATGTAAAAGAGTTTAAGGCTATGACAGCCGAGCTCCGAGACACATGGACCAAGAAACAAGTATTTAGAACAGAGACAGAAATGAGAATGTCTGTTCTACAAGATATGAAATATCCAACAAAAGCTGCAAAGTATTGGCAGTGTGTTAGAGAACAAAATGTATTTTTAGAAAACTTAATGAGTTTATCATTTGATTGTAGAAGATCAGAGGCTAAAGTTAAATGGTTAGAGAAAAAGATTGAGACAGAAAAAGACGAATACAAATTAACAAAATATCAAATAGATCTTGATGAAGCTAGATACGGTTTAGCTAATATGCAGTTAGTCGCAAGAGATCGTATGAGAGAAATTAAACTATGGTCACAACTTAAAAAAGAGTTTGACGATGGGTCGTTTGATACTCAAGATGTTAACAGACACCAATTAGAATCTTACCATCACATTATGAAAAACAAAGCAGAGACATTATCATCGGGTTCTTCACAGCCAGAAATATTTAATGTGTTGGGTCAGTTAAAAACTATAGAAAGAGTTAAAAAATCAGGAGAAATGATTTATAACAAGAAAGAACAATTAGCACATGACCTTGGATCCAAGCCAGAGTAATTTTAATTTTATATTTTTAGGTCAATCAGTATTAAGGTATCAAGTGCCTCTTGATGTGTATAATATAATTAACCATATTTATGAAACAAAATATCCTAAACTAAAATCTGCTAATAAACAGTTAGTTGGTAAAATAGAAAAAGAACATAGTTTATTTTATGATGGTGAAGATACAGATAAAATGACTAGACATAATCATTTACCTAATAATGTACTAGGATGGTTTGAATCAAGATTTCAACATTATTTAGAGTGGAACAAAGTAAAACAATATAAAATGCATTTAAATTCTGTATGGGTTAATACTATGTTTGAAAATGAATACAATCCAGTGCACGTGCATCAAGGGATGTTATTTACAGGATTATCTAGTGTTATGATTTTAAAATTACCAGAATCTTATGGTGTTGAATACTCAGCAGCAGATTCACCACAAAACGGTAGATTACAAATATTAGGATCAACTAATGGTATGTTTGCAAATGTTGATTATCAACCTGATGTAAAAGAAAGAGATTTTTTTATATTTCCATATGATATGAGACACTGTGTGTATCCATTTAATGGACCAGGATGGAGAAGAACTTTAGCTGCAAATATGGATGTTGATTATAACCCGATAAGAAATAGAGGAGTAAGTTAATGTACGAAAATAGACACATCACAGAACCTAAATGGAAAAGTTGGATTGTGCAAACAACTACACCATTGTTTACACCTGATCAGTGTAGACAGATTATAGAGGCAGGAAGAAGACAACCACCAAAACAAGCACAAGTGGGTATGGGTAAACCAGGTGGGGGAACAGATACAAAGAAAAGAGTTACAACGATTAGTTGGATACCATTTAAAGAAATGGAACACATGTATCGTGATCTCAATAACTTTATACAAAAAACAAACGAAAATCATTTTGGGTTTGGAGACATACAAGTTACAGAGAACGCACAGTTTACAGAGTATCCAGAAGGAGGGTTCTATGACTGGCATATGGATTGCGATGTAAACATGCAACACGAACCACCAGTTCGAAAAATATCTATGACATTGTTATTAAATGATCCATCAGAGTTTGAAGGTGGAGATTTAGAACTAATGGCACCAGGTAAGTTTGCAGAACTTAAACAAGGTCATGCTATAATGTTTGCGTCTTTTTTAAATCATAGAGTTAATCCTGTGAAAAGAGGAGTAAGACAATCACTTGTTGTTTGGTTTGGAGGTAAACCATTTAGATGATTAAAGAACAATTTTTTCCAACAACTATATATGGCAAAGATGTAAAATTAGATAATCAATTATTTGCTAACGAAATTGTTATGTGGTCAAAAAGAGATCCTGGAGTTAAAAAAACAAACCGTAACGGTTGGCACTCTACAACAGAAATGCACAAGATGCCTGTATTCCAACCTTTGGTAAATGAATTATTTGTAATGATGAATGACATATGGCAAGAAGAGTGGTTAGATAGAGAACCTGTATTAGGTAATATGTGGGCTAACATAAATCCACCAGGTGGATATAATGCTCCACACATGCACCCTAATAGTTTATTTAGTGGTGTGTATTATGTAAAAGCAACAGAAAATTCTGGCGACTTGGTTTGTAATGAACCACGAGCAGGAGCACAATTAAATATGCCAACAAGAAAAAAAGGTAAACCACCGAAACATTTATGGAGAGAAGTACATTTACAACCTGTTGAAGGTAGAATAATTATATTTCCATATTATCTTTGGCACAATGTTGAACCTAATGAATCAAATGATATAAGAATATCAGTAAGTTTTAATTTTATACAACATGGCTTTCAATAAATATCAAGTAATCAAAGGTGCAGTTAGTTATGAATTAGCTAACTTTATATTTAACTATTTCTTACTTAAAAGAGATGCAGTGGCTTGGATGTATCAAAATAATATTACATATGATAATGGTATGCTTGGTACATGGACCGATAAACAAATACCAAATACTTATTCTCATTATGCAGATTTTGCTATGGAAACATTGTTAGTAAAGATGTTACCAGTCATGGCTAAAGAAACAGGACTAAATTTAGTGCCTACGTATTCATATGCTAGAATATATAAAAAAGGAGATGAATTAAAAAGACACAAAGATAGACCCTCTTGCGAGATATCTACTACATTAAACTTAGGTGGAGATCCTTGGCCTATATTTATCGACGGTACAGGGGCTGACAGCGTCATAGATGAGTATAAGAACATACATAAACCCAATGCACCCAAAGGCACGAAAGTCTTGCTTGATGTAGGCGATATGCTAGTATATAGTGGTTGTGAATTAGAGCATTGGAGAGAACCTTTTGAAGGGGATGTCTGTGGACAGGTCTTTCTTCATTATAACCATGTAAATGGTCCTTTTGCTGAAAAGAATAGGTTCGACAAAAGGCCAATGTTAGGTGTTCCACCAATTAGGAACATGTAATAAAATGAGGTTATATGCTACAAAAAATAGGGTTTCAACCTGGGATCAATAAACAAGTCACACCAACAACCGCAGAAGGTCAATGGATTGATTGTGATAATGTTCGTTTTAGGTATGGCACACCAGAAAAAATAGGTGGTTGGAAACAATTAGGAGATGATGCTCTTACAGGTGCAGGTAGAGGACTTCATCATTTTGTAAATAGTAAAGCTAGAAAATACGCAATCATAGGCACAAATAGAATTTTATATGCATACTCAGGTGGTGTGTTTTATGACATACATCCAATTAAATCTACAACAACTCTTACAAACGCGTTTAGCACAACTAACGGATCAAACATTGTTACTATAACTTTTAGTACGTCTCATAATATAAATGAAAATGATATAATTTTATTAGATAATTTTAGCACTATAACTAATTCTAATTATGGTTCAGCTGATTTTGATGATAAAAAATTTATGGTAACATCTGTACCATCGAGCACAACTATTACTATTACAATGCCGGGTAATGAATCTGGATCTGGTGCAACAACATCAGGTGGTATTAGAGTACAACATTATTATCCAGTAGGACCAGCAGTGCAAGCAAAAGGTTTTGGTTGGTCACTTGGATCATGGGGTGGTGAAGTAGCAGGTGAGCCTACAACAACATTAACAAATGGTATTAACGATGCTGTAACAACAGGTATTATATTAGGTGATGTATCTCAGTTTCCAAGTTCAGGTACAAACTTCATAAAAATAGATAATGAAGAAATATCTTATACAGGTATATCAGGTAATGAACTTACAGGTGTTACTAGAGAAGTTAGAGGTACAACAAAAGCTGCACATAGTGGTGGAGCAACCGTTACAAGCACAACAAACTTTGTGGCATGGGGCGAGGCAGCGTCAGGTGACTTAGTATTAGAACCTGGTATGTGGTCATTAGATAATTTTGGTGATAAAGCAATTTGTTTAATTCATGACAGTGCTGTTTTTGAATGGAACTCTGCTGCAGCAAATGCAGAATCTACGAGAGCAACTATTATATCTGGTGCGCCTACTGCATCAAGACACATGTTAGTATCTACACCGGATCGTCACTTAGTGTTTTTTGGAACAGAAACAACTATTGGAGATACATCTACACAAGATGATATGTTTGTAAGATTCTCAGATCAAGAAGATATAAATACATATGTGCCAACAGCAACTAATACAGCTGGTACACAAAGACTGGCCGACGGATCACAGATTAGAGGAGCCATTAGAGGTAGAGATGCAATTTATGTTTGGACTGATACAGCTTTATTTACACAACGTTTTGTTGGTCAACCTTTTACCTTTGCGTTTGCACAAGTTGGAACTAACTGTGGACTTGTTGGACAGAATGCATGTGTAGAAGTAGATGGTGCTGCATATTGGATGTCAGAGAATGGTTTCTTTAGATACGCTGGTAAATTAGAATCATTACCATGCTTAGTAGAAGATTTTGTATATGATAATATAAATTTAGAATCTGGTAATCAAATGGTATCAGCAGGATTAAATAATTTATTTGGTGAGGTTATGTGGTTTTATCCAACAACAGGATCATCAGTTGTAAATAGAATGGTCTGTTATAATTATTTTGATTCATCACCAAAAAGACCAGTGTGGACTGTGGGTTCACTAGCTAGAACAATGTGGGAAGATTCAGCTGTATTTGGTAGCCCACATGCTACTTCATATGAAGCAGCCACAGATACATCTTTTGACGTTGTAGGCAATACAGAAGGTAGAACAATATACTATCAACACGAAACAGGAACAGATCAAGTGCAAGGCGGTGCTACAACTGCAATAACTGCAAATATATCATCAGGAGATTTTGATATTACACAAGCAAGGTCGGCTCAAGGAACACAAACAGGTGTCGCAACATTTAAAGGAGACGGTGAGTTTATAATGAAGATAAGAAGATTTATACCAGATTTCATATCACAAACTGGTAACACACAAATTACATTTTTATTAAGAGACTTTCCAAACGATAGTCAAACTAGTTCTGCTCTTGGACCATTTACTGTTTCATCATCTACTAAAAAAGTAGATACACGTGCAAGAGCAAGAGCTGTTGCATTAAAAGTAGAAAACACATCTTCTGCTCAAAGTTGGAAACTAGGAACTTTTAGATTAGATGTACAACCAGATGGACGTAGATAATGGCAAAAATCGTACAGGTAATAACTAGACCATCAAGCGACTATGATGTACAAACAGCAGAAGCTCAAGTAAGAGATCTTGATGCTATTGTTGAAAAATTAAACTCAACGTTTCAAGAAGAATTGAAAGATGAAATTGAAGCGTTTAACTTATTTATAAATTAATGGCTAATCAATTTAAATTTGTAGGTACAGATAACAGCACATCAGGAAGTGCAATAAATCCTTTTGGTACAGGTAATCCATTAGTTAGTGAGACATATGTAATTAAATCTATATTAGTCACATCAGCTGGAACACCAACAGTTACAGTTACAAACAATAGTATTACAGCTATTAAATCAGCAGCATTAACAGCAAACGTTACAACAGAATTACTTACTCAACCTTTAGTGGTTGAAGGTGGTAATACCCTAACTGTACTATCAAGCAATACTGATTCGTTTGATGTGGCAGTTAGCTATTTAAACATTAAGAAGGAGATAACAACATAATGAAAGACATCCCAATAATAGAACCAAAAGAGATTATAACAACAATAACAAATGCAAAAACAGGAGAGGTATATAAGGATGATTCTGAGTGGAAAGCTAAGAATATACCAGAATCTGACATAAGAAAAGATGTCAGGGTAATCATGCCTAGCCTTGATTTATTTGGAGAAACAAAATAAGATAGAACGATGGCCATAACAAACGCACAACAATATCAACAACTAGTCAACAAACCAGCAAGTGGTAAACGACCAGGATATAGAGGCGGTCAAGATTTAGGTGCAGGTGCATCTGGAATGGGATCTGGAAATACAGGGAGTAGCAGTGGCGGTTTTGGTGGTGGCGGAGATGGTGACAATAGAGATAGAGGAAGAGAAAAATCTATGCGTGATGCACAAGCAAGAGCTGATTATAGATCAGATCTTGGTAACTTTGGCGATCCTGACCCAGAGGTAGATGTTGATACAAAAGATAGACAAGATACTATTACAAGTTTTGCAAAAAACTTAAATGCTGCAAGAAAAGCTAATCCTTTATTGGCTGGTCTTTCATTATTTAATCCTATGTTTGCTGTTCCCACTCTTTTAAAAACAGCGTTTCAAACTGGTAAAGCAAGATCAATGTTAGGATTACCAAATCAAGGGCCACCAAGCGATACTTCAAGAGGTGGAGATGAACCTGTTCCCTACTGGGCACAATTAGGTTTTAATAGCGAGGCAGAATATTTAGCGTCATTAGCTAATCAAATACCAAGAACCGAGGAACCAGAACCAGAGGTAGAAGAACCTTTTCAATTAGCAAGAAGATTTAGAGCTGAAGGTGGTATCATGAATACTGATGTTGTGGGTGGTGAGTTTGATTTTGAATCAGCAAGACAAATGTATGGTTTAGGTAAACTTGTTAAGAAAGCTACAAAGACCGTTAAGAAAATTGCAAAATCAGATATAGGTAAAGCTGCAATACTTGGTGCAATTGCTTTTGGTATACCAGGGTTGGGAGCTTCAGGTGGCCTAGGCGGTGGTATATTTGGTAGAGCTAGCTTTGGTGGATATGCACCAGGTGTGTTTGGATTTGGTGGTATAGGAAACGCATTAACTTTAGGTAAATTAAAAGCAACTAATTTTTTACAAGGCTCTCCTTTATATGATGAAGCTGCAAAACAAGCAGTTACAAGAGGACCTGGTTTATTAAGTAAAATAGGACCAGGAACATTAATTACAGGAGCATCAATATTATCAGGATTACTAACGGAAGAACAAGAACAAGAAGCACAAGAATTAGCGCGAGGTGAGGGTATAGATATAGAAGAGGCTAGACGATCTATTCTAAATGCTGGAACTGCACAAGATTTTAGAGCAAGAAGATTTGCGGCTGAGGGTGGTTCTATGAAAGAACCAGTAGCCAAGAAGACTATGCCATTGTTAGATATGGGTGGCAAAGAAATGGATTTAAGAGCTGAAGGTGGTTTTGTGCCAATAGGACGTATGGAAAAAGCAGATGACGTGCCTGCAAGATTATCTAAGAATGAGTTTGTATTTACAGCTGATGCGGTTAGAAATGCAGGTGATGGAAATGTAGACAAAGGCGCAGAAGTTATGTATAACATGATGAAGAACCTCGAAGCCGGAGGTGACGTATCAGAGGAATCGCAAGGCTTAGAAGGCGCACGTAAAATGTTTAAAACATCACAAAGATTAGAGGAAGTATTATAATGGCTGTACAAACTACAAGAACTTTACCTGCACAATTTATTGAAGATCTAGGAAAAGATCTAGCAAAACAGGTTACGGCACAATCAGGTGTTCCTGTTGTTGCAACAGGTTTAGCTGGTATCACACAACAGCCAGGAGAAACACAAGATGATTTTGAGGCTAGACAACAGGCAGCAAGAGAATTTACAACAAGACAACAAAGTTTATCAGGACTTGCACCAACAGTTGCAGGTCAAGATGCACTACAACAACAAGCACAAAATTTAGCAACCCAAGGTGTAGGATCATTTGCACCATTTTTACAACAAGCTCAAGCAGCAGGAACTGCTGCAGGCACAGCATTAGGTGGAGTAGGTTTAGGAGCAACAGCTTTTCAACAAGACGTACAAGACTTTATGTCCCCTTATCAATCACAAGTTATTGACGCTACATTAGCAGAGTTTGATCGTAACAGAGCTATACAAGAACAAGGTATACGAGATCAACAAGCAGCTTTGGGTGCGCTCGGCAGTGGTCGAGCGGGAGTGCAACTCGCAGAGTTTGGCACAGGGGCTGCGAGAGAACGAGCATTATTACAAGCCGGTCTCTTGCAACAAGGATTTGGTCAGGCAGCAGCAGCCAGACAACAAGATATAGCTAATAGAGGAGCGTTAGCAGCACAACAACAAGGACTAGGTGCATTTCAAGCAGGATTAGGTACACAACAACAACAAGCAACAGGCACAGATATTTCACGTTTAGGTTCATTGGGCGCTTTGAATCAGGCGCAACAACAAGCAACTCTTGATGCACAAAGAGAGGCAGCAAGACAGGCAGCATTCTTACCACAAGAACAACTAGATAGATTTGCTGGACAAGTAACTGGAATCATGGGTGGATATCCTGCACAATTCCAGTCAACAATAACACCTAACCCTACACCATTACAAACTGCATTAGGTGTTGGTACTACACTTGCAGGTATTTATGGTGCAACAAGACCAGGAGCTAAAAGCACTTTTAGTTTTTAATTATGAATAGAACTTTAAAAAGACCAATGTTTAGAATAGGTGGATCAGCAGGCACTGGTATTACATCAGGACTAGATCAACCAAGAAAACAATATGCAAATGGCACACAAATGCCAACGTTTCAAGCACAAGGACTACCAGGTTTTTTAACTAGCTTTGGTTTAAATTTATTATCAACACCACCACAAGGTAATATATTTCAAACAGCTGCAACAGCTGCAAGAGATCCGTTTAATAGATTACAAGCAAGTCAAGCGGCAGCAGCTTCAACTGCAGAAGACAGAGCATTTAAAGAAAAATTACTCGAAAGACAAATAGAATCTGATGAAGCAATAGCAGAGATGAAAAAGAAAGATTCTTTCTTTGCTGCACAAACACCTGAAGAACAGTTTAGAGAAAGAGCAAAAATTTATAGCGAATCTAATATTCCTGTAATTAAAAACAATGCAACTGATTTAGCAAATTTTGAAGTTAAAAATAGAGGTGAAAATTATGTTCAATTAAATTTTGAATATGATAAAAAAACAAAAAAATTTGAACCAGACTTTAGAAGTGTGCCTGAAGGCGCATTAACATACGATCCTGGAAAAGGTATAGCATATAGAATGACTCGTAGAGAAGACGGAGTTCTTTTTCCTATTCCATTAAACCCTTTTACATTAGAACCTCTACAAGATGCTGATGGTTCGGAGAGTTAAAAATGGCTCTGGTAGTAGATCCAAATACAGGCCGACTCATCGATGAAAAAGAGTTAGGCAAAACTAAAGAACAAAGAGATAATAAAAAAGATATAGATGTAAATCTTTATGATGGTAAAGATGAGACTGATATACAATTAGCCACTGCCGAAGATAATAACGAGGTGTCAGGTGCAACAGCATTTGTTGCAGGACTTGGATCAGGTGCCATAAAAACTGTAGAGGGTGTAGTATCTCTTGGAGCAGAGCTCTTGGACCTTGGAGCAACAGAAGATGCTGCAGCAAGGGTAGAAGCATTTTTTGATAAACTTAATCCGTTAGAAGAAATAGCTGAACAAAGAGCCATAGGTAGGCTTTCAGAGGCATTGGTGCAGATAGGTATACCAGGAGCTGCAGGTGCAAAACTTGCGACCACACTGGCCACAAAAGCATTAAAAGCAAAGAAATCTGGTAAGCTTGTAAGTTTTAAAAATAAAAATATAGCAAAAGGTAAAAAGAAAGCTGAAGAATTAAATAAATTATCAGGCACACAGAGATTTGGTGCTGTTGTATTAGGTGGTGCAGCTGGAGAGACGCTTGTAGCTGATGTTGAAAATATAGGAAACATAAGTGATCTATTTGGACCTGATGCAGCTCTTGCATTGAACAGAGATGTTGAAGACGATCCATCAGAAGACGCAGCTAGAAAATTAATGAACAGAGTAAAGTTTGGTGCAGAATCTATTTTTCTTACACCATTTGTTTATGGTACAGGAGTTGCAGCAAAAGCATTAGCAAAACGTGGTAAAGAACTTGCATATAGTAGCAGTGCCATTTCAAGAGGTTTAGATAAATTTGCTGCTGCATTTAGATTTAGAGGTACAAAACCACAAGAAGTAGCAGAAGCAAAGAAAACACAAAAAGCAAGAGAGATGAGAGATACAAACTTTGCAGAGGAACAGGTTGCAAGAATAGATAGACAGGTGGACAAAGTATTTCCAGATTTTAGAAAATTTTTTAATGCATCTGCTGTTGAGGAGAGAAAAGAATTTTTAAAATTATTAGATGATGGTTTATTCAAAGGTGATTTAAACAAAGTAAAATTAGATCCTACTTTAGAAAAACAAATCAAAGAAAAAATAATAAAACGATTAGGCAAAAAAGAAGGATCTCAGGTAGCGTTTGAGATATCAAAAGCTTTAGTAAAAACAAGAGGTGAGTTTGGTAATCTGTTAAATATAACAGCAGGTGGGCCAGGTGCTAAAGTAGATCTACCTGCAGGTGTAGGTGTTGATCTACGTAAAATAATGGGTAACAGAGTTAAGAACTACATCGGTAATACGTTTGAAATATTTGAAAATGCAGAAGCAGGGTTTTTATCTAAATACAAACCAGCAAGACAAGACGTAGAGGCTGCTAAAAAATTGTTTATGAGATATGCAGCTAAAAACAATAACCCTATTACAGACCTAGAAGCAGAGGGTATGGTAAATGATATTATCAAACAGGTTAGAAAGATGGACCCAAAAAGAGATAGACTACCAACATTTGCATATCAGAATCTATCTAGATCAGCTGATGATGCATTTGGATTAAAAACATTTGCACAAACTGTAGAGAAAAAACTACCTGGTGGTAAAAAAGAAATACAGGTTATAGGTAAAGGATCAAAAATATTTAGAGATCTATTTGGTGAGATTAACGATGTTAGACACTCTATCTTTGAAGGCATGAGTAGACTGTCTGTGATTGCTAGAAAGAATCAATTATTTGATGAAATATTAGATGCAGATGAAATAGCAAAAGCAAATGTAAAAGCTGATACACCTTTTGGTGAAAGAGGTTTTTTTCATCCTACACCACTTGCAGCTAAAAGAGCTTTTGGTAACGAACCTGAAATAGTTAAGATGGATGACTATGTAAAAGAATATTTTAAGGATGGTGTGTTAGTAAATAGATTATCTAATACATATACAACAAGAGAGATAGCTGAGAGTTTTACAAACGTATCTAAGATACAAGATTTTATGAGAGGTGAGACTGGTGGACCAATAGGTAAAACATTTTCATGGGCATGGCGTAATTTATTATTAACACCTAAAGCTGGTGCACAATATGCAAAAACAATTCTATCTGTACCTACACACATCAGAAACTTTTTAAGTTCTAGTGCATTCTCTTTTGCTAATGGAACAATGTTTGTAAATCCAAGAGTATTTAAACAAGCTATGGATAATGCTTTTGGAACAGTGCAGGTAGGTGGACCAAGAAAAGAATTATCACAAGAAAAATACAGAGAATATCTAGAACTAGGTATCGTAAATACAAATGTAAGGCTTGGAGATTTACGTAATCTAATGAAAGATGTAAGATTTGGTGAAGGTAATTTTGCAACAGACAGTATTCTTTTTCCGATGATTAACTCATTAGGTAAAAAGACGGGTAGAGGTATTAAAAAAGCTGGTAAGTTTATGCAAGATTTATATGTTGCAGAAGATGATATCTGGAAGATTATAAACTATGAAGTGCAGTTGGTGCAAAGAGGAGATAGATATGCAAAAGCAGGTATAAAAATATCACCACAAGCATTAAAACAAGAGGTTGCACAGATTGTACAAGACACAGTGCCTAACTATGCAAAGGTTGGTGAGTTTGTAAGAGCTGCAAGGGTATCACCTTTTGGTAACTTCATGTCATGGCCATCAGAGGTATTTAGAACAGGGTTTGGTATATTTAAACAAGTAGCAAAAGATTTAAAAGATCCTGTCACTGGTAAATTAAATCCAGTAACAAGCACAAATCCAATGAAAGATTTAGGATTAAAAAGACTTGTTGGTATGACAGCTGCTATGGGTATCATACCATACGGTTTTATTAAAGGATCACAGGCTATCTTTGGTGTATCAAACGAAGAGGCAGATGCAGCAAATGATTTCGTAGCACCATGGGCTAAGAGTTCACAGAAAATATATTTTAGAGATCCAAATACAGATGAATTATTCTATATTGATTGGTCTAAAAACAATGTCTACGATACATTAACTAGACCTTTTCAAACTTTATTACGTAATATTCAAGAAGGTATACAAGACGAAGAAGTTTTATTACAAGGTTTTGTTCAAGGTATTGCAGAAGCTGCAGGAGAAACAGCATCACCATTTATATCAGAATCTATATACACAGAAGCATTTATGGATATATGGGGCAGAAATGGAAGAACAAGAGAAGGTAAACAATTATATAATGATCAAACACCAGGACCAGAAAAGGTTGCAATTATAATGCAACATCTTGGTAAAACTTTATTACCAACAACACAACCATTTCAAAGAACTAAAAAAGCATTTACAGGTGAACCAGGTAAAGGATCTGAGTTGTATGAAATACCATACGAGCTTGCAGGTATATTTGGATTTAGAGGTATTAAAGTTAATCCAGAAAAATCCATGGCGTTTAAATTATTTGAATATCAAAAAGCAATATCTGATTCTAGAAAATTATTTACAGGTGAGATTGATGTTACAGAAATGCGAACAGCTAACGATGTAATTAATAGATACTATACTGCTAATAAAAAAATATTTGAGAACAGAAAAAAACTTTTAAACACTATTGAGAATGCAGAGATAGTTGGATTAGCACCATTTAAAACAAGAGAGATATTTGAGAAAAGAGGACTACAATCTGATTACGATGAAATTATAAGTGGAACATTTGATCCATTCTTTCCATCAGAAAGACTACAAGAAGTATTTGCAGAGAATGCTAGAAAAGGTAATGTACCAAACGTATTCTTTGAGGCAGAGCCAACACTCAGAGCTATGGAGGCTGTAATGAATACATTAACTTTGTTTGATGATTTTGATTTAAAATTAAAAGATTTTTTACCCGACGAAAATCCACAAGGTCAATCAGCGTTACCACCAACACCAATGCCAAATATACAACAAATAACGCAACAAATTAATCCAACAACTAACTTGACACGTACAGAACAAGCTTTATTATCGCCAGAAGAACAAGTAATAGCGAGTAGAACATAATGAAAAAATCAGCATTACAAAAAATTGAGGATCACGAAAAACTTTGCAGAATAATGCAAAAGCAAACCTTTGAACAAATAAAAGAAATTAAGGAACGTGTATCAAGAATGGAGAAGATGATCATGGGTGGAGGTGGAGCCATAATACTTGCCTTACTTATGAACGCTATACAATAATGAATCTTTCACGTAATTTTACTTTATCAGAATTAACCAAATCGGACACAGCGATTCGTAAAGGCATTAATAATAACCCTAGTGCAGAACAAGTAGAAAAATTAAAAGCATTATGTGAGAATATCCTTCAGCCGGTACGTGACCATTTTGGCAGGGTAAAGGTGACTAGCGGTTTTCGCAGCGTAGAATTGTGTGAAGCTATCGGTAGCTCAGCTAGATCACAACATGCAAAAGCTGAGGCGGCCGATTTCGAATGTGTTGGCGTCGATAACGCTGAACTATTTGATTGGATTAAAAATAATCTTACGCCAGATCAATTGATCCTTGAGTTCTACACTCCGGGTGAACCCAATAGCGGGTGGATACATTGTTCGTGGATTGAAGGAACACCAAGGGCATCATTTTTACACGCTTATAAATCAGAGGGTAAAACAAAATATAAACCTATACTAGGTTCAGCAAAAGAACTAGTTTAAATCCAAGCTTTTAATTCTTCACCTAAAACTTCAGATGCAATATTTATTTTATCACGTAAAGCTTTTACGATTTTTTCGTCAACTGTATCTTCGGCAATCAAGTCAACATAAGTTACTGATTTGGTTTGGCCTATTCTGTGTGCTCTATCTTCTGATTGTAATCTTTTTTCTAAGTCATACCCATTAGAATAATATATAACGGTGTTTGCTTTTGTAAGTGTAATACCATAACCACCAGTCTGTGTTGTACCAACAATAAATCTACATTCATCGCCATTTTGAAATCGTTTGATGTTTTCTTGTCGTTCTTCTTGTGGCGTTAATCCATAATAATCAACCACGGACCCTGGACCATATTCATCACTTATAGCTTTTATAATTTGAGTTACATCTCTTTGATAGTTAGCCCATATAATGGCTTTACCTTCTGTTTCTTCTAATACACTCATTAATTCTTTAATTCTGTTGTTTTCAATTAATTGTACAGAGCCATCATCTGCAGTAAAATGACCACAAGTTATTTGATGTAAACGCATTAGTTGTGTAAGCACAGTCATAGTAGTTGTAACTTTACCATTTAATATAGCCGTGGCTGCTTTTTTCATTTGATCGTATATTTTTCTTTGTTCACCTGTAAGAACAATGTGTCTTTTAGTAAATACTTTAGAGGGTAAATCTAAACAATCTTCTTTTAAAACTCTGTAAGAAAAATTTTGTAATGTTTCTGATAGTTCACCTAAGTTTTGAAATTTATGAACAACTTGAATGGATCGTCCTCTAACATGCATAGTTTTCATGATAGCGTATCTGTTTCTAAAAGCATAATAAGATTGAAAATCTAAAAGAAAAGGATCTAAAAATAAACACTGTGTATATAAATCTAAAGGATTTTTAGTAACAGGAGAACCTGTCATAATTCTTCTATACTTTGCATGCTTACCAAGACCAATAATATTTTTAGTTCTTTTTGCAGTTGGAGTTTTAATGGTTGTAGACTCATCAATAGCCATTAATACTTTGTGTGAGTTTAAAAATTTAGAAGCAAACTTAACACCCTTATCTGTACTAAAAGCCTCTACGTTCATTACTAAAATATGTAAAGCTGTTTCTATTTCAAATAAACTTTCTAATTTTTCTTGTTGTTTTTTGGTAATATTTGGTTGCCACAATACGGTCACATTTTCTATATGATTTGGTAAGTGTGTAGGAAGCTCTTGTTCATACCAAGTTTTTATTACACCTTTAGGTGCTATAATTAATGCACCATCAACTTTACCTTTATCGTAAAGCATGGCTAGATTATCTATTAATACTTTTGTTTTACCTGTACCCATTTCCATAAAGTATGCATACGTTTCTTTATTCCATGACTTTTCTAAAGCAGTCAATTGATGCTTGTATGGTTTTGTCTTAAATTTATAATTCATCTTTCTATTGACATTAATATAAAGGATGTTATATGATTTGTCAATGTCAGAAAGTAATAAATACGAAAGTTTAAAAAATAATTATACTTCTACAGTATATGTTATTCAGGAAATATCAGGTAGTAAAGCAGGCACACCTAAAATTAATATCATAGGTGCATCTCAATATGGACAATTTAAATTTTTGTTACCAGAGTTTTCACAAATGATATTTTCACCTGGACCACTTATATACAAATTAAGACAAGGTTTGAAAAATTATAAACCTAGAGATTATTTACTACTTACAGGCGATCCTGCAATCATTGGTGTTGCATGTTCAATCGTATCTGATATTACCGGAGGTAAATTTAATTTACTTAAATGGGACAAACAAGAAAGAAAATACTATCCAATAGAAATAAACTTATATGAAAGAGGAGAAATAGATGACAATTGATTTTGAAAAAGATCAACAAGATGCAATGAAAAAGACTGGTAATATTCAGTCACTTGCAGACCAAGTTGAAAGATTAGAGGGAGTATCATCTGAAATAGAAGATGCAGAATCTAGAATTAAATTATTAAAGAAAAAAAGAGATCACATATCAGGAGAAGTTATACCAACTATGATGTCCGAAATGGGTCTAGCAGAATTAAAACTTCATGATGGATCACATCTGAAAGTTTCAACGTCGTATCGTGCAACTATAACGGAGGCAAACAAAGAGGCGGCGTTTAACTGGCTTCGTGAGAATGGCTTAGGCGATATAATCAAAAACGAGATATCCGTATCGTTTGGTCGTAACGAAGATAACAAGGCGGCTGATTATGCCGAACTTGCAAAGGGTCAAGGGTTTCAACCGACACAAAAGATGAAGGTAGAACCCATGACTCTGAAAGCGCTAGTCCGTGAGCGTATTGAGGCAGGAAAAGAAATGCCAACGGAAATCTTCGGGGTGTTCTCGGAGAATAAAACTACAATAAAAAGGAACAAGTAACATGAACCAAGTAGCAACAAAAAAAGAAGGAGCATTAGCAACAAACTTATTTGAAGCTGATGCAAATCAAGGTGCTCAAAATATATCGCAAGAAGATCTTGCGTTGCCTTTCTTAAAAATTTTGGGCCAACTATCTCCAGAGGTTAACAAAAGAGATGGTAAATATGTCGAGG